CAGCTCGAAGGTTTCGACCTGTCGCGTGCATCTTCGACCAGCCCCGCCCGCAAGAGCAACTACTGCCAGATCAGTTCGCGCGATGCGACTGTGACCGGCACTCAGCGTGCGACCAATCCGGCTGGCATCGACGACATGATGGCCTTCCAGATGGCGAAGAAGTCGCTTGTCCTCAGAAAGGACATCGAGGCGATCCTTCTCGGCAACACGGGCCAGACCGCCGGCAACACCACGACCGCCCGCACCCTGCGCTCGTTTAACGCATGGATCAGCGGCAACGGTTCACGCGGAACCGGCGGCGCGGACTCGACGGCTGCGACTGCGGCTGCGACCGATGCGACCACGACCAACCTCGTGACCTTTACGGAAACCCTCCTGAAGGACGCGATCAAGGATGCGTACGACGACGGCGGCCAACCGAGCCTGATCCTTATGGGCTCGGCCAACAAGCAGTTGTTCTCGGCGTTCACCGGTCGCGCGATTTCGCAGTTGATCGTCGGCAAAGGCCAGATCGACGGCGCGGCGAACATGTATGCGTCGGACTTCGGCGACCTCAAGGTCGTTCCGAGCCGCACCATGCGTTCGCGCGATGTCTATGTGATCGATACGGACAAGGTGGCGGTTTCCTACCTGCGTTCGTTCGTCCCGCAGGACATTGCAAAAGTCGGCGACGCGGACACAAAAAACATAGTTTGTGAATATACTTTGGAAATGAGGGCCCCTGACGCTCATGCCCTCATCGCCGATACGAACGGCTGAAGTAACGCTTGATATGTAAGGCTCTCCGGTGTAGGGTTTCGGCTCTACATCGGAGGGTTCCCCAATGAAGATTTGCTCAGTTGACGGGTGTGGGCGCCCGCATAAATCGCGCGGACTTTGCGTCAATCACTACACCTATTTCATGCGAACCGGGACGATTGGCGAGCGCCAGATCAGACCGCTCGAAGATCGCCTATGGGAAAAGGTCGATAAAACTCCCGGCCTCGGTCCCAACGGGGAATGTTGGGAATGGCGCGGTTACGTTCACCCGGTTGGCTACGGCCAAATGGGGAGGGGCGGTCGCCGTGACGGCAAAGTGGACACTCATCGCGCCGCGTGGGAGGTCACGAAGGGCCCAATTCCAGACGGTAAGTTAGTCCTACACAAATGCGACAACCGACTTTGCGTGAACCCTGACCATCTGTGGCTCGGGACCCACAAGGATAACACGCAAGACATGATCGCTAAGGGCCGCCGCCGAAAAGCGACGCAGGTGGCCCGTGGCGAAGATATTACGCTTTCCAAGCTGACCGAAGAAACGGTTCGCGCCATGCGCGCCGAGCCGCCCATGACGTTCAAAGAACTGGGTGCAAAATACGGCGTCACTGCCGCGACCGCCAACAAGGTCATTCTTAGACAAACGTGGAAACACGTTAAGTAGCCCGCCAACGCGGGCCGCAAGGAGCCCGCATGGCAAAGAAGGCCATCCTCGACTTCGATCCAATCACCCGGCGCAAGGTAACTTACGCCGAGGAGGATGGGGTCAAATACATCGAGACCAAGCAGGACTGTGAGGGCCTTGTCGCGGCCGCTCGTGCAATGTCCGAAATGCCGCAGTCGAAGGATTTCAAGCTCGTCGCGGTCATTCCCGAGGAAGTGCTGAACCAGGCGTTCCTTGAGGGCTGGTTCGAGGACAAGGAGCGGTGGAAGCGCTGGGCCAACGACCCCGATAACCGCGCCTTCCGCGTTGGCGGGGGCCGCCTGTGAAGATTGCCCTGTGCATCCCAACTCACCGGCAAACCGAGTCCAAGTTCACCCAAGCCCTGACCGACATGGTGATCCACACCTGTCAGTCCACGATTATTTTCGACGGCGAGCAGGTCACTCCCGAGCTCAAGCTGTTCATCGTTTCATCGTCGCTGCTTCCCGAATCCCGCAACCGGCTGGTTGCCGAGGCGATCAACTGGGAAGCCGATTACATGCTGTGGATGGACGCGGACCACGTTTTTCCGTGCGACGCGCTCCTGAGGCTGTTGGGAAGATCGAAGCTGGTTGTCGGGTGCAATTACGCCCGCCGACATACTCCCACTGCCCCAACCGCTTCAAAGCACGGCTCGGACGATGAAGTCGAGCTGATCTGGACGACGCGGGAAAAAGCCGCAGCGGGAGAAGTCGAGGAAGTCGCTCACCTGGGGTTGGGCCTGTGCCTGATCGACATGCGCGCGTTCGCAATCCTCGACGCGGCGATGGACGGTAATTTCTGGCCGCTGTTCCGCCTCGAACCCACTGCCGACAACATCCGGTTCGTCGGCGAGGATGTCTATTTCTTCAAGAAGCTGAGGGACGCGGGGATCGGCGTCTTTCTCGACCACGAGCTGAGCTGGGAAGTCGGCCACCTTCACGAGGTGGTGCTGATGAACGCCCACGCCGAGGTCCAGAAGGACCAGTTCCTCGAATGGTCGAAGCGCAAGCTGGATAAGTTCAAGGTGAAGGAGGCGGTCGAATGACAATTGCGACCTACTCCGAGCTGCTGACTGAGCTGGATGCGTGGCTCAACCGCTCCGACCTGTCAGACCGCATCCCGACTTTCATCCGCCTGTTTGAATCGCGCGCCAACCGCCTGCTCCGCGTGCCTGAGATGGCCACGCAGACGAGCTACGCCACCGTAAGCGGTGTTTCGCAGCTTTCGCTCCCCGACGATTTCCTGTCGGCCCGCGACCTCTATCTGGATGCAGACCCGGACATCGTGCTGGATGCAATGACGCCCGCCGCCCTGCGTAACACCTATCCGCAGGCGACCACCGGACAGCCGGCGGCCTATGCGGTGGTGGGCCAGCAAATCCTTTTGGGGCCGGTGCCGGACTCCGAATATTCGATCCTGCTCGACTATTACCAGCGCATCCCCGGCCTCGACGAGGACAACACCACCAACTGGCTGCTGACCGCTTACCCCGACCTGTATCTGTGGGGTTCGCTGTGCATGGCCGAGGCGTTCCTGCGCGACGATTCAAGGCTGTCCGTGTGGAAAGCCGCGTGGGACGAAGCGACGGCCGAGATCAACATGCAGGGCAACCGCCAGCGGATGCCTTCTGCTCCGCTGATGATGCAGTCGCCTGTCTGGGAGCGGTAGGGGTGGTTGCGACCACTGGCTAAGCCTCCTCCGCCGCGCTTCGTGCGCACTCCGCTTGGCGGGCCAGTGGGGGTGATACTTCCTCCGCCGTCCCGGCGACGCTCCGCTAGAGCTTCTCATCCCGCAACCAGCGACTGCGTAGCATAATTGGGAGGCCGAGTAAATGCAGCTTGGTTCCTGGGCCCCCGATTTACCGCCCTACGGACACGGCGAGCTAGTCACTGCCCGCAACTGCTATTCGACTGCAATTGGATATTCCCCGGTCAAGTCGCTCTCGTCGGTTACTGCGGCAATGGGGGAAGCGTGGACCGGTGCCGCCGCCTTTACCGCTTATGACGGGACCAAGGTTCTCTTGGCGGGAACCAGTGCGAACCTTTACGAGCTGACCTCAAGCACGGCCACGGTCAAGGCGACGATTGCCTCGGGCAAGCCGTGGTATTTCGCCCAGTTCGGCAATTTCGTGGTCGGCGTTTACGGCGATGCGCCGGAGAAATACACGATCACAACGGGCGTTGCGGCGGCTTTAGGCGGTTCCCCTCCGAACGCCTCGATGGTCGCGATTGTCCGGGACCAGGTGTTCCTTGCCGGCGATCCCGCTGCTGGAAACACGGTCACATGGTCCGGTCTCAACGACGCCGAGGGTTGGACCATCGGCGCCAACCAGTGCGACAACCAGCAGATCCCCGACGGTGGCCTGATTACCGGGCTCGCCGGAGGCGAATACGGGTTGGTGTTCCAGTCGGCTGCGATCCACATCTTTGAGTATGTCGGAACGCCGCTGATCTACACGCGAAGGAAGATTTCAGACGGCATCGGGGCGCTGTGCCAAGGGGTCATCGCCCAGTCCGGGAAACGAGTGTTCTTCCTCGACCGCTCTGGCTTCCAGATGTTTCTCGACGGTCAGATCACGCCCATCGGGGTTGATCGCGTCGATAAGACGTTCTTCGACACCTATTCGGCAGCACAGATTCAGGCGCAGTGCCATGCGACGGTGGACCCGGCCCGTCAGTTGGTGGTGTGGTCGATGCCCGACCGCCTGTGGGCCTACCACTGGGGCAGGGATCGCTGGAGCGACATTTACGTCCCCGGAATCGTCGGGGTGTGCCAGGGCCAGACCGATGAGGTGACGCTGGAGGACATCGCGGTCCTCTATCCGTCGATCGAGGACGTTCCGGTGTCGTTCGACGACCCGCTGTGGCGCGGCGGCGATCCGATGATCCTGGTTGCGCTTAACGATTTCACGCTGGCGAGCTTCGGCGGCTCGTCCAATCTCGAGGCCCAGTTCCGCCTGCCCAAGCTGGAACCGTTCAAGGGCTACGATACCTGCGTCAACAACTGCCGGATCGACACCGACGCGACCGAGGGTGTGACCTTGCAGATCGACACGTCCCGCACCCTGGGCGGGGCTCAGACATCGACCGTTTCGACCGACCTCAGGAGCAACGGCGACACGCCGATCCGCTGCCGTGGCCGGTATGTCCAACCGCAGATCACGATTGCCGAGGGAACCGAGTGGAGCTTCATCGAGGGCCTGTCGCCTGAGGGGCCAAAGGGCGGGCGGCTGTGAGCTACATCCCGCCGTCGATGGGCAGTCCGAACGAGTTCGCCCGTCTCGTCGCGAACGCCTTGAATCAGATCATCAACGGCTATCCATTTCAGCAGTTTGATACCGCGCCCGCCGCTCCGGATGCCGGGTTTACCTACTACGATACCGTGCTCGGCAAGGTGAGAACGTGGGACGGCGCGGCGTGGAACAACCACTTCTAGCGTGCTGGTCAATTATCTGCCGGACGCGGAGCACCACCCGCTCTGGCCGCAGATCAGGGAATTGCTGAGGCCCGCCGCCGAATATGGCGAAGTATCAGTAGAGCATCCGGATCACGTTGTCTGGATCGCCCACGACAGCGGCACGGTGTTCGCTGCCGCAACGTCGCTTCTCTACGAGGACGGCACGGCTGAACTGATGTTGGCCGGCGGCTCAAGGCATCGGGATTGGGTTCCGCAACTGAGCGAGACGGTGAGCGCCTGGGCCAAAAGCGCCGGGGCAACGAAGCTCACCATGAAGGGGCGGAAAGGGTGGGGGCGATACGCTCGCCTCTGCGGGTGGGCCACGCTCGGAAACAGTTACGAAAAGGAATTGTAGATGGGTCTCAAAGGCTCTCCGGCGAAAAGCACGTCGGGGTCAGGACAGGCATGGGCGCAACCGTTTGCCCAGCAGGGCGCGCAGAGCATCCTCGATGTCTATAACCAGGCCCAGCCCGGTCTCCAGGCGACGCAGGCGAACGTCAACTCGCAGCTCGCCAATCTCGGCGCGACTGGTCGAGGGCTGGCCGATCAAACGGCGGCATTCGGGAAGAGTGCGGGTGCGGCGAACGGATATTACGGCAACCTGATCGGCGGATCGCAGCTCAGCGGCAACCCCTATGTCCGGAATATTCTCGGCCAGCTCGACGAGTCCATCATGAACGGCGTCAACAGCGGTTTCGAGAGCGCCGGACGTTACGGTTCCGGGGCCTATGTTGGCGAGGCCGCCAAGCAGCTCGGCGCGGCCAATTCAAACGTGCTTTATCAGAACTACAACGACGCGGCCAACCGCCAGATGCAGGCTGCTCAGGGAGCCACGCAGGCCCTTGCCCAGCAGCAGCAGGCTCAAAACGCCAACGCAACACAACAGCTTGCGGCGGCCCAGCTTGCCTCGCAGATTCCGTACACGGGCATCAACGCGATGGGCAATTCGCTCGGGGCGCTGTTCAACGGTGGGACCGAGAGGGGCGCGACCCAAGGCCTCCTGTCGCCGCTCGCAGCCATCGGCGCGGGCCTTGCCGCCAACCCGCTACTGTTCAAATAAATGGCGGGCTGGACGCTCACCGACGCGCTTCAGGTGTTGCACCAGCAATATCCGGGCGCGTTCGTCACCAGCGGGGCAAGAGACCCGAACAGCGCTTTGGGTCTGGCTAATCCGAAATCGGATCACATTGGGCCGAACCCGCACGCCTTTGACGTACGCCCGCTGAAGGGCGTTCAGTTCGATGATTATGTCGCGGGCCTGAGGGCCGCCGGGTTGCCAGTCACGAAAGCATTTGACGAGGCCACACATCCCTTTCCTTGGACCACTGGCCCCAACTGGCATGTCTCATTCGATCCGCAGAAGGGCAAACAAGTGGCAACAAGTCCTATCGACATGATCCGTCGAGCGCAGGCGTTCAACGTCAACATCCCGCCCGAGGCCATGCCGCCTGCGGGTGGGCCGATGAGCGCAGCCCCAGATCAGCAGGCGCAGCCCAACATCGCCGACCTGATCTCCAAGCTTCCCGGATTGCAGCCGCTTCCAGCGGACAAGCCGCAGAAGGGCTCCATCTGGGGCGCGATCCTCGGGGCGATCAGCGACGGGCTTTTGGTCGGCGGAGGTAAGGACCCGATCTACGCCCCATCGATGCTCAAGCGGCAGCAAATGCAGGAGGACCGCGATACCTCCCGCGAGAAGCTTAACGCGGAGATTGCTGCGCGCCGGGACTCACTGCTCGCAAAACTGATGGCAGGGCCACAGCCGACCCAAACCGATCGCTATATCCAGCAGATCATAGACCCCAAGACCCCGCCGCAGCTCAAAGCGATTTTGCGGCAGGTGATCGAGCATCCCATCGCCGTCCCGACCTACAATGCCGACGGCTCGGTGCAGACCAACTTCTATTACCCCGACACCCTCCCCGGAAACGCGCAGGGCGGCGAAGATGATTGGGAGTACAGCGACTAATGCCGACGCGCACCAACAGGCGAACCGGTGAGGTTCAGGAGCTTCAGCCGGACGGCAATTGGAAAACGATTGTTCCCCCGAGTGCGTCCGCGCCAGCCCTGTCGCTCCAGACTAAGCCCGCCAATCCCGCTCAGCCCTATATTGCCCCAAAGGCGGCCGCAGATGTGCGCAGCGTAACTGCGCAAACGGACAAGACCGTCGCGGAAACGCCGCTCGATATTGAGAACAAGCGTCTCACCAATATCAAGCTCAAGCAGGAGGTGGCACAGGGTCAGGGCCAACTCACCCCTCAGGCAATGGCTGGCATCAGGCGTGACTCCGTCACGAAAATCAACGAAATCAGGAGACTGCGGGGCCGCATCGAAGGGACGGAGTTTCCTAACCTCACTGGCGCAGGCTTGGGCGGCGTGCTGAAGATCATTCCCGGAACCGACGCTCGCGGTATCGCGGACAGCTTGAAGCAAATCGGATCGGCCGGCGCGCTGGCAACTGCGCTGCAAATGGCGAAGAACAACGGCGGCAGGAATCCGCTGCAACCGATGTCCAACAGCGACATCGACATGATTAGCAACATCACTGCCGCGCTCGATCAGGGGCAGAAATACTCCGACCTCAAGCATCAGTTGGATAACGCCGAAGCCGCTTTTGGCCACGCCTTCATTGGCGCGGGCGGCAAGCCCGACGCTTTGTACGACAAGAACCGGGCAGACGGGCCGTTCCCCGGCCAGCGCCAGCAACGCCGAACGCCGCAGCGGCAGCCCCGCGTTGTCGATTTCAACGACCTCCCGGAGTAGCCCATGACTGACGTGCGGATGCCGGACGGGACGATCATCAGGAACGTTCCAGACGGGACGACCCGTGCGCAGCTCATGGCGCGTTACGGCAAGCATCAGCAGTCGGGCGGCGTCCTCGGTGCCATTGGCAACGTAGTCTCATCCGGTAACGAATTGCTGCTCGGCGGGCTGGAGGGAATGTATAACGCCGCCAGTGCGGTCACTGACCCCATCGCAAGGGGGGTGATGAATCTCGTTTCTCCGGGCTCTGGAACCCAGGCCCAGGCTCAAGCAAACCAACTTCGCCGCAACGTGGTCAATTCGGCGCAACGATCGTTCATCCAGCAGCCCAACCCCATCGCCCGCGACATCGGGCGAGTGGCCGGAGCAGCTGCGCTCCCGATCCCGAAGATTGCTGCTGCTGGCAGGGCGGCGAGGATCGCAAACCGAGTCATTCAGGGCGCGGTAGGTGGATCCGGTGTCAGGGAAGTGGACGAGAGCGCCGTCGCTCCTGCGACAGCGGGCGCACTGGTAAACGCGATTGTGCCCCCGATCATTTCCAAAGTTGCCCAAACTGCGCCAGCGAAGGCCATCGGGCGGATGATCTCGTCTGAGGCGGCACCAGTAGTGGATGGTTTGGGCAGGCAGGCGCAGGCCCGACTTGCGCGGTTCAAATCGCTCGGCGTGGATAATCCCACGACCGGCATGGTGACGCGCGATCCCGCAGCGTTCAGTTTCGAGCAGAACGCATCCAAGATTTACGGGGCGGGCGATGATCTGGCCCGTCAGATGAGGGGCGTGGAGAGCAAGTTGGTTGATCGCGGGCGTTCGCTGGTCCGCAATCTCGGCGGCGCCAG